CAGTTGATGATCTATCTAATGAAACAAAAATAGAAGAAGAAAATATTAGTTTTTTCAATGGTTATCCTGCACCCCCTACTAATTTAAATTGGTCATTCTCTCAAGTAAGAATAAATAATAATACTGTTAATAGAATTACTTGGAGCTGGGATAGAGGTTTAAGCGGGGCAACAACAGAGTTTATTGTAGCTGTAAGAGGTGGTTCTAATCCAAAAGATTGGGTTTTTACTGAAACAAGTGCAAGCACTTTTGATATTGATAATTTACAACCAGACACCTTTTTAGGCTTTGCTATTGCTTCAAAATGGCCTTTAAATAATCGCAGGTCAAAATATACATCGCAATATATAAAGGTTCCATCTCCTACGGCAACAGGTGGAAGTAGCGAAGTCACTGTTGAAGTTCCACTGCCTCCAGACCCTACGCAAGTAAGTATTCATCCAACATCTAACGATGAAGGAAATTTAGAATGGAAAGTACCTAGATCTTGGGGCGGTAATATTTCAGATTTAACTGTTGTAATTAGACATTCATCAAAAACAGACGGCACAGGAACATGGCAAGACTCAAGTTTTTTGAGAGAAGTGGAAGCAAATACAAGTTTTGCTGTTTTACCTTTAATTAGTGGA